AATTAAAAATAAATTTATTGTGGGTACTTCGTTAACTCACAACACACTTTTTAACAACACCAACATAAACTTCAAGGTTGGTTTTAACATTATTAAATAAATAATCTTTATTAACTATCTTTGTATTATAATTAAATTCAATACAATGGCAGATAGTTTTAGAAAAATCGGCATAGGTGATGACATGAAAGATGGTCTTTTCTATGTCGTAGGTACAAAGTTTAGAGGTAGTGTTATCTCTAACATTATTCTCAACGGAGGTTGGTACACTATTTACATCAAAAAAGACGATGTAGAACAAGAGTGGAAATCAGTAAAAGAAACTGTTGTAACCTTTAAAGAATACGCACTCAATGAATAGCCCTAATTATTTTATAATTACTCCAAAGGGCGAAAGATACAACAACACAAAAAAGATAGGCGACACAGAGATATTAGTTAATAATAATATTGAGGACGGACATAAGACCAATCGAGAAGGTATTGTTGTAGCAACCCCAATGGGATATGACGGAGATGTAGAAGTTGGTGATACGATTATAGTGCATCACAATACTTTTCGTCTAATGAGAAATCAAAGAGGTGTTTTAGTCAACTCCGCTAAACACATTAAAGACAACCTTTTTTATGCAGATACATATTACCTTAGAATAGACAAAGAGGGTAATAAATACTCTGCAAATCCTTATGTATTTTTAAAACCTATTGTTATAGATGACTTTATTCACGGATACAAAGAGCATGACAATATAGGTGAAGTGGTTTTTACAAATTCTAAATTAGAAGATATAGGTATTACAAAAGGCAAGAAATATTTATTTAAAAACTATCGTAATGTAAGGTATGATATTGACGGAGAAACATATTACAGAATGAAATATGATGATTTAGTAGCAGAAATATGATTGGACTTAGTAAAGATATAGAAGCAGCGATTGATACTATGATAAAAGGGTTAGAGTACGATATAGATGTCGATGCTTTAGACGCTTTTAAATTAAAATCATTAATGAAGAGCAAGGAAAACTCATTTAAGTATGCTAAAGAGATGATACATAAATGGGAAAACTCTCAAAATCAACCTAATCCTGATAAGTTAAAAGCATATATCGAAAGACTTGTATATGCAGGAGATAGGGCTTTACTTACACTTCGTAGATTTCTTAGAGAGAAAATAGATTACTCTGAAATACCCGAAGATAAACATCACTTAGTAACGGAGGGAAAGTCTGTATTGCACCAAGCTATTGTGAATATAGATAGCAATATAATAGAGTTAAAGCTACAATTAGACGCAGACAAATTCAATTTATCTGACAAAGAATTTAAACGTGGTTATCCTGAAAAGTTTGCTAATCAAGAGTTTTTACCTGAAAAGAATTATCACAAGCAATGGTATGATATAGATAACGACTCTATTATTCTTTGTCCTAATGGCACTAAAGGCGAGATTATTGAGTTGGAGGGATTAAAGATTACATTACCAAAACCGCCTGAAGATAAAACCAAAATACTATTTCACGATTTACCACAAGAGGAACAATACTGGCGAAGAACACCTATGCCGAGTGGTCTTAATGTAGATACTGAAGATAGTTTTACAGAATATATTGTAGAGGAGTTTAGAAGACGCAGAGAGGGTGTGTGGTTTTATAACAATGGAAAGCCTGTATGGTTGACACCTTCGTTTTATTTTGCTTTACAATGGGGTAAAATGAAAGATGACGGAGATTATATGAAGTTCAGGTATGCTCAACTTTATATGGCGTACCATACTTTAGCTTGTGAGTTAGATGATAGATGTTTAGGTGAGGTTTTTGTTAAGTCAAGACGTACAGGATATACTTATGAAAAGGTGTTTGCTATGTTAAACAGAGCGACATCGACAAACAACTCTAACATTGGTATGACATCCAAAACTGATAAAGACGCTAAAGAAGCTTTTTCTAAGTTGTCTTATGGATTTCAAAACTTACCTTTCTTTTTTCAACCTATCTTAAAGAACACAGCAGACAACACAAAGTATTTACACTTTGCAAAACCGCCTGATAGAAGTAAAGCAGCTAAAAAGAAAAAAGATACTAATACAGATGATTACTTAAACACTTATATAGATTATAAATCTACAAGTGAGGGTAGTTATGACGGTTATAAAATGTTTAGGTATTTAGGTGATGAATTTTCAAAATGGTTTCCAAATTCTTTCGAGAAGCATTGGGGGCAAGTATCTCCTACTTTTGATGAGGGCGGCAGGATTGTAGGTAAGGCTTTTATAGGCTCGACTATTGCTGCTCGAAATAAAGGTGGTGAGGCTGCTTTTAAGTTGTGGAACAGTTCAGATGTCAAGAAACGTAACAAGATTACCCAACGTACTCCAAGCGGTCTTTACAGGTATTTTTTGCCTGCTCACAAAAACATGACAGAGTTTACCGATAAGTATGGTGTTTGCCACGAAGTTGTAGTTGACGGAGAATACTTTGAGAATGTTTATGGAAATATTAAACGAGTAGGTAGTATTCAATACTTAGAAGAAAGACGTAAATCTAAGCGAAAGGAAAGTGAAATAGCTTACAATGAGGAGTTAAGGACTTTTCCAATGACAGCAGAAGAAGCGTTCAGAGACGAAGCAGTAAATTGTATATTCAACATAGAAAAGATTAATGAGCAGTTAGATTATGTCAATCAAGCTAAGATAGGGGAAGTTGTTAAGGAAGGAAACTTCTCTTGGAAAGACGGAATACCAGATAGTGAAGTTATATGGACTCCGTCAAAAAATGGTAAGTTTAAGATAACGTGGATACCTCCTGCCGATTTAAGGAACAAGTGGGAAATGAAAAATGGCTATGGTGGTTATAGTAAATCACCTTTAAATGGTCATTTAGGGGTTTTCGGTTGTGATAGCTATGACATATCTGGTACGGTTGACGGAGTAACACCATTTGGCAAAGAAAAAGAAAATGCAGGCTCAAAAGGAGCATTACATGGTATCACAAAATTCTCTATGAGTGATGTACCAAGTGAACACTTCTTTTTAGAATATATATCGAGAGCAAGTACAGCAGACAAGTTTTACGAAGATGTATTAATGGCGTGTGTGTTTTATGGAATGCCAATACTTATAGAGAATAACAAACCGAGATTATTGTATCACTTTAAGAATAGGGGTTACAGAAATTTCTCTATTACACGATTTGATAAGCCTATGAATATGTTGTCTAAGGCAGAAAAAGAGATAGGTGGTGTTCCTAACTCGTCTTTTGATATGAAACAAATGCACTCTTCGGCAATAGAGAGCTACATAGATGAACATATAGGGTATAACGAGAAAGAGGGTGATTACCCAAGAATGTATTTTGAGAGAACATTAAGGGATTGGTTACAATTTGACATAAACAACAGAACAAAGTTTGACGCAACTATTTCAAGTGGATTGGCATTAATGGCTAAGAATATAGAGAAATATCGACCACGTAACGAAAAACCAAGCGTAGTTAAACTTAACCTAAAAAGAAAAAGGTAATTAATTCTTATCTTTGTGGTATTCAATAAGTAGAAATGCGTAACAAAAAGAAAACTGCACTTAACATAGAAAGAGCTTCATTTCCTAAACACAACGACAGCTTTAATTATTTAAAGTCTAAAGAAGTAGGGAAACAAGTTGCGAGAGCAATACAAGGAGAATGGTTTAAGCGTGAAGGCAATAGCGTTGCACGTTTCTATGATGCTAAGAATGAATATATAAGACGTAGATTATACGCAAGAGGAAAGCAGTCTATACGCAAATACAAAGACTATATCAATATTGATGGAGATGTAAGTTATTTAAACTTAGATTATAGCCCTGTGCCTATTATACCTAAATTTCGTGATTGGGTGATTAATGGGATGATGGATAGGGAATACAATATACGTGCTAAATCTATTGACAGAGAAAGTCAGGAAGAAAGAGCGAAATATCGTGAATCTATTGAAAAAGATATGCTCACAAAAGATTTTTCGTTAAAAGCTAAACAAGAGTTGGGCGTTGATTTGTTCACGATGAATCCTGATGAATTGCCTGAATCGCAAGAGGAATTAGACATACATACAAACTTAAAATTCAAACCTTCGTCAGAAATAGCACAAGAGTTGGCTATAAAGTCTGTAATGGAAGATAACGACTATGATGATGATTTAAGGTTTCGTATTGTAACTGATTTAACAGACTTAGGTATTTCAGTTGTTCGTAATGATTATTCGTATTCTGATGGAATTATATACGACTATGTTGACCCTGAAAACTTTATATACAGCTACACAGACGACCCTTTCTTTAAAGATTGTTTTTACTTCGGAGAGTTTAAGTCAGAGTTAATATCTAACATATACAGGGAAAACCCTAATCTTACCGAAGAAGAAAAAGAGATTATACAGGAAATGGGTAGTCAATGGAGTGACTATCATGGTCTTGATAACTACTCTGACTACGAAGACAACTTAGACGGAAAGGTTGCTGTCATAAACTTCTGTTACAAAACTGTTAGAAAAAAAGTATGGAAAGAGAAGTCTAACAAAACAGGTGGTAGAAAGGTTTTGAAAAGAGACGAAGATTTTGAGGTAAAAGGTAATGGCGATAGAGATTTTAAGAAACGTGTCAAAATGGAAGAGATATGGTTTCAAGGTTCTTACGTTTTAGGCACAGATATTTTATTGTCTTGGGAGGTTATGGAAAACCAAATGAGACCAAAGTCTAATAGCAATAGAGTAAAACCACCATTTGCAGTTGTAGCTCCGTCAATAGGCAAAGGCTTTATAGACAGCTTAGTCGAGAGAATGATACCTTTCGCAGATAAGATTAAAATGATTGACCTTAAAATACAGCAGACGTTACAAATGACGTTACCTGATGGTCAGTTTATAGATATAGATGGTCTTGCAGAAATAGACTTAGGAGACGGAAATGCTTACACGCCTACTGATGCTTTTGATATGTTTATGACTACTGGTAGTATTTTTGGTCGTAGTTCAACGTATGGTGGTGATTTTAATAATGCTAAAGTGCCTATTCAAGAGATACGTTCAAGCAGTTCAGCAGATAAGTTAGCAGCTTTTGAAAGGCAATATGCATTTAATATTCAGATGATTAAAGATGTTACAGGACTTACAAGAATGGACGGAAACCAACCCGATAAAGATGCTTTAGTTGGTCTTCAAAAACTTGCAGCGTACAACTCTAACGAAGCTACGAAACATATATTAATAGCATCTAACTACATTACAAGACGATTAGCAGAGTTAACCTCTATTCGTATTTCAGACATATTAGAGTTTTCGGAAACTAAAGAGGACTTTATACGTAAGATTGGTGCAGGAAGTGTGCGTAACTTAGAATACTTTAAGGACTTACATCTTAGAGATTTTGCAATATACTTAGACTTAGAGCCAGACGAAGAAGAAAAAGCTAAACTTGAACAAGACATACAAATAGAGATACAAAATGGTAATCTTGGTATTGAAGATAAGATAGATATACTTAGTATTGGTAATATCAAATACGCTAATGAGATATTAAAGATACGCAAGAAGAAGTATATCAAGATGAAGCAACAGCAAAAGATGCAAGAGATAGAAGCACAAAAACAAGCCAATATTCAGTCAGCACAATCTTCAGCACAAGCAGATATGCAAAAAGTTAAGGCTAATTTGCAAGGAGAGGGGCAGTTGTCTAAAATGAAGTTTGAACAGGATATCGCTAAAATGGATAAAGAATACCAATACAAAATGCAGATAGAAAAGCTAAGAGGTGAGTATTCTATTCCTAAAACACAAATGCAAGTACAATCTCAATTAGACAGAGATAAAATGAAAGAGGACAGGAAAGATGAGAGGGTTAAAAAAGAAGGTACTGTACAATCTAAGTTAGCAGAGCAAAGACAGAAAGACGGAGAAGCGATTGACTTCGAGAATGAAGATATAGAGTTAGCAGACTTTGACTTAGCAGATTTTGGCGAGGATATATAGATTTGTTCATACTACACCCCTGTTCATTGTCACTGAACACTTCATATTACTGAACATATAAGGTCAGTTTTTACACACACAATCGGCTTATTTCCGATTTAATGTTGGTGTTTTTACGCATACACAAGTGTTGTAGGTGAT